GCAGCTGATATAATGTCTTTGATCTTAGGACAATAAACCATAGGTCGATTGATAGGAGATGTTTCAATATCTTTATGACCATCAGTAGAAGGTTTGAAGTCAAATGAATATGGTCTGCTCATGATTATTCTCCTTATTATTAATTAAATATGTTGGGTTCAATTGTTTTAATATTTATACAGGCTCGCTGAACCCACTAGACGAGGCGACATAGAGAAGACACCTGTTTACTATATAAGCGATGGGCTACCTTGCGGACGTGTGTCCCCGCATTAAGAACTTCGTCAAGTTCAGAGTTTATCCGATTCAGTCATATGACCTACTCACAGATAGTTTATAGCCACTGGTCTAACAGTAGGCGTACCCGATAGTACATTAAACTCAAGGATATCTCCCGCTTGCGTCATCAATTGATGAACCCTATACATGCTCCATGTAATCATGTTGCCCTGTATATGGCGTTGCTATACCTACTGTATTACTAAAATCTTTGGGTAGTTTCTCACATACCCAGGTGACGAGGTCAAGAGCGTTGCTCCATGTACTCCACACACTGTGTGCGGAATATACTATAGAACATGACTACTGACGTACCATTAAGAAGAACATACCATATCTTCTCCTTAGGTGCAAAATGTATACTCAAGCTATTAGACTCCTTGTTATTTGTATGTTATTGCCCATGTTATTTGAAATCTTGACTATATTAGTATAGTGTGTGATATAAGTGCTAACCTACCCCCTTGAGTGACAGAGCGGGGGAGTATCTCCGAGAACCGAGAGCTTTCGCTCCCACTACACTACTGTGTAATTACTTCAATCATCTCTTTCGAGATGTTAAAAGCTGTCGAGTTCTTGCCTACAAACCAGCAATCACCGCTCTCTGGGTCATAACACATTTCAAAGTCAACTGTCTCTGAAACTTTGCGTTCTTCGCCATTTACGATTACGATAGATTCTACCTTGCGACGTAATTGGAATTCAACCATTTTTAACTCCTTTTAGTTAATTAAAAATCCATTTTATAGGTATGGGGTGTAAGTATATGGTAGACTGCATTTAGACACTATTTTTTTGGTAAATTAGCATATGAAGAAATTTGTATTTGATAATGTATCTGAGAATTTTTCAGTTTTAGAAAGACGAGTCAGGGATAATGCTTCTTTTTCTGTTGTGGAATCTGGGGATTATGAATTCTATATTTCTGAGGCACCTAAAATTTTTTACAACGAAATTGTTCCTGTTGTTGAAAATGCCTTTGGTTCTGAAATCACTGTAACTCATAATTTTTTGAGATTATATACCAAGTATAAAGACAACAGAATACGAATTCACACTGATGCGTTAATGGGTTCTAGTTATGCGTGGATATTTTATATGTCAGATGCACCTGATACTGATTGTAAATATGGTACAGCTTTCTTTTCTCATTATGCACATGGAAAATCTTTTCCTTATGATGATGTTGCTGAGAATAATAGGCTTCTGACTCACGATTCTTACAATTTAAAGAAGTGGAAGCGTTATGATATATGTGAAATGAAGAAAAACAGGCTTCTTATTTTCTCATCAAACTACTTTCACAGTCGTTTCCCATTTAAGAGTTGGGGTACTGGGAAAGATGATGGGAGATTGGTATATGTAGGGTTTTTTAATATTGACTAGATTTGCATAATGTCTTAATTTCAAGGGTGAGGTGGGGGGCTTAAAGATAATACTATAAAACTTAATCAGTAATTACTGTAGGAGTCTTAACTGTATAAGTATTAAATTTCTGCATGGCTAAATTAATAACCGAACTAATGCTTTTACCACTCGAAGGTCAGGAGTTTATACTTTCTGGACTAGCAAATGATTTTGTTCCAGTAGAAATTGATGGCATTGTGTATGTTATCCCAAAAGAAGTTGATAGGTTAATTAAAAAACTCGCAACATGGATGCATGAAGAGGAGGGGGGACAGTCGAGTACGGTGAAATAAGAGGCAGAAAGCATTTTGTGTATGAAACACGGGATGAATTCAAAAAAGAAGTCGGTAAACCATTAAAATATTGGAAAGAGTCTCCAGAGAAGGGGGAATGGGTTGAGTCTGATGATGGAGGGATTGTTCAGGTGCTAAAAGTTGGTAGTATAAATCATCCTAACGACAGAAAGAATTATAAAGCAAATGATTGTTATGTAAGGACTATTGTTGGTACTTTTTTACTTAATGATAAGTCTAAAATGGATACTGACTTTGAACAGCATCCCAATAGATATACTTTTTCAAAGAAACTAAAAACTGCATCTGATAATTTTAAGACAAGAAAGAAAATAACAAACAAAGAGAGAGAATTCACAACTCATGTTATTACTGGTATGTCTGCTATTGATGCTGCTAAAAATGCATACGAACTTGAAGATTTTAAAAAAGCAAAGAAAAAAGCAATAATTCTGTTGAAACAGGAGAGAATAATGAGTGAAATAGAAAAAGGTGTGAATGATATTGCCAAATCACTAGGCATTAATCATGAATATGTTTTAAATAAGTTAAAGTGCCTTGTAGATAGGAGTGATGATGATAATATTGTTCTTCAATCTGTAAAAGAACTTGGAAAGATTATAGGTACTAGTGGAGTCACTAAAAAAGATGTGGGTATACTGGGGGTTTTCAAGGGCTTTTCCCGTGAACAACTAGAAGATACTAACCACCAAATAGCTGTTAAACCTTTGGAGATAAAAAATGGGCACAAAGAAGAATCAATCTAAATTTGATATAAATGACTATAAGAAGGGAGCGGAATTAGCTGAACGATACACAGTTAGATATGCCGCTGAGGTTATGGGGGTGCATCCAAGAACAATTAGGAAATGGAAGGGGATAATAAAGCAGCAAAAGATAGAAGATGATTTTTCTGTTGAAGACTATTCAACTGGGAATGAACCCATAGGCGATTTAATTGAAAACAGAATAAGAAAGTTTGATTTAAAGAGCAAAGCCACAACTGATGAAATATTACTTAATGTTAAAATTAATATAGATGGTCCAATAGGAATTGCTCATTTTGGTGACCCTCATATAGATGATGATGGTACTAATATTGCTCAATTATTGATGCATGCAGATTTAATACAAAATGCTGAAGGTATGTTTGGGGGGAATATAGGCGATAATCAAAATAATTGGATTGGAAGATTAGCTAGATTATATGGCGAACAATCTACTTCAGCTAAAGAATCTTGGCGACTAACTGAACATTTTATAACAAAAGTTGATTGGTTATATTTAGTTGGTGGGAATCATGATGCTTGGACTGGAAGTGGAGACCCATTAGAATGGATGACTAGCCAAAAGAATGGTATATTTAATAATAATGGGGTAAGGATGAATTTAATCTTCCCAAATAAGAAACAAGTGAGGTTGAATGCACGACATACTTTCGCAGGACATTCAATGTGGAATACAGCTCATGGATTAGTTAAGGCAATACAAATGGGTTGGAGAGACCATATATTAACTGCTGGTCACACTCATGTAAGTGGCTATCAAGTATTGAAGTGTCCTGCTACTGGATTAATATCCCATGCATTAAGAATTGCTTCTTATAAGGAGATAGATAGATACGCTGCTGAGAAAGGCTTGCCTGACCAAAATGTATTCAAATGCCCAGTGACAATTATTGACCCCCAGTATAATGATAATGATAATAGATTAATTACTACAATTTTCGACCCAGAAGAGGGTTGTGATTACTTAGCATGGAAGAGAAGAAAGAAGTAAACATTAATTTAAGAGATGTATCTAAGGCAGAAGAAGTCTTAGAATTAACTAAACATTCTCTTATAGCTTTTGGCAAACTGTTTTTGCCTGGAGATTTTGGCAAATCCAAATCCCCTCCATTTCACTATGAAATAGCTGATGCTCTTCTAGAGAATACCACGAAATCCTTAGCTTTGATTCTCCCTAGAAGTTCAGCTAAAACACAATTGTTTAAGACATTTCTTATGCATAAGATATTATTTAAGGAATCTGATGACCTTTTGTTTATGGCTTGGGTTTCTGATAACCATAGAAAATCAATTCTTAACCTACAATATCTTAAACAGCATTTCGAAACAAATGACATGATTAAATACTATTTTGGCGATGTTGTCGGGACAAAATGGACAGAGACTGATATAGTAACAAATACAAATGCTAAATTAATAAGTCGTTCAAATCTTTCTAGTGTTCGTGGTGAAAACTATCTTGGTAAAAGATATGATATTGTTGCCCTTGATGATACTGAGAGTGAAACGAATACCGTTACTCTTGATGCTAGAGAAAAAATTAAGAATATTGTATATAATGGTGTTAAACCAGCTCTTGATGTTGATGGAAGATTGATATTCGCTGGAACACCCGTTCACTTTGATAGCTTATGTCAGAATATTTTAGATGGTTATTTAAAAGCTGAAAATAAAAATGATTATACTTGGGATGTTATCCACTATAAATCTACTCAACCAGAAATGGAGGGTGGAGTTTTGTGGGATACATATATGCCAAGAGAGAAACTCGATATAATTAAGAGAGACTACGAGCAGGCTGGTCGTTCAAATGGTTATTACCAAGAATATGAACTAGAAGTACAGAATGAAGATGAGGCATTATTTGGTAGAAACTATATTAAGTATTGGGAGGGCTATTATAAGAGAGGTGATGATGATTGTAATTATTTAGTAATGGATGGTGAAGATATACCCGTTAATACATTTATAGGTTGTGACCCAGCAACTGATATAGATACAAAGACATCAGATTTCTCCGTTATAATGGTTGTTGCCGTTACTCCAGATAATAATGTTTATGTATTAGAGTATGAAAGGCATAGAAGTATCCCAACTGTTGGTCCAAGAGATAGCTCAGATAAATTAATAGGGAAAAAGGGTGTTGTCGACTATATAATGGAACTTCACCAAAAATATCATTGCACATCCAGTACTGTTGAGGATGTTGCTATGAATAGGTCTGTTTTTCAATCTCTTAATGAAAGAAGAAGGATTGAGAACAAATTTAGCATAGCTGTCGTCCCAGAAAAGCCTCCAGGACGTATGGATAAAAGAAATAAGATATATTCAGGTTTATCTGGTAGGTTTAGTACTGGAACGGTATATTTAAGGGATAAAATGTATGACTTGGAGCATGAAATCGTTACTTTTGGACCAAAAATGGCTCATGATGATACAATTGAAACTCTTTTTTACGCACTACTGCATGCATTTCCTCCAAATATGAAAAAAACCGAAAATAAAGGCGAAAGAAGATGGGTAAAACCAAAAAGGAAGGCAAGACCGTGGGTTGTGGCATAAAAAATGGCTAAAATTAAAGAATCAGAAAGAATTCATTCCTTATGGAAGTCTGTGAACTCTGAAGAGAGAATGAAATGGCAATCTGATAGCCAAAGAGGATATGATTTTTATCTTAATGAGCAATTGACTAGAGAAGAGAAAAATGCTTTAGAAGAATCTGGTATGCCTACATTTCAAATCAATAGAATTACTCCTATTATTGAAATAATGAAATATTTTGTTACAGCAAACAATCCTAGATGGAAAGCAGTTGCTGTAGAGGGAAGCGACACAAATCTTGCACAAATCCATAGTGATATATCTGATTATTGTTGGGGAATCTCAAACGGAAAGGCTGTATATGGTAGTGTTATTCTAGATTGTCTAGCAAAGGGCGTTGGTTATTTCTTTGTTGATGTAGATACCGATATGGATAATGGAAGAGGGGATGTAATATTTAAAAGGATAGACCCTTATGATGTTTATCCAGACCCCATGAGTAGAGATTTTCTTTTAAGAGATGCTTCTTTCATTCTTGTAAAAAAGAGACTTACTAGAAGACAATTAAATGTGATGTTTCCTCAATATAAGAGGAAAATTAAGAAATCTTCTACCGATAACTCTCTACTATCCTTTTCACAGGCTGATAGGGGTGAAGCTGATGCTATAATCCCAGAAGATATTGTAACTGCAGTTGATGAGTATGGGGAAAAGGATGATATTCTTGATTACCATGAGTGTTATGAGAAAGTAAGAGTCCCTTTTTATAATTTAACCATTAATGTTTACCCTACACCAAAAGACATTAAATATGTTAAAGAAATTGGTGAAAAACAACTCAAATCATTTATTGAAGAATCTGCAGTTGCTACAAAAGAGAAAATTATACAAGTAGAGCAAGCATTGGCAACTGGGGAAATGATAGAGGAAAGAGCTGACCTTGAAATAAAGAAAGCTCAAGAATCTCATGATAGTGGAGTAAATAGGAAAAAGGCTGAGATTGATTATGCCACTCAAGAGGAACTTAATAGGACTGAGCAAAAAATCGTTACTGAAAAAGAATATGAAATCCTTATGGAGAACAAGGATATTGCTGAAACTGTTATTGATGCTTCTATGTTTCACGAAAGGAGAGTAAAGGTTACTTGCACAATAGGAAAAGATGTTACTTTATATCAAATGATTCTACCAATTGCTGACTATCCTATCGTCCCTATTCCTTATATGTATACAGGAACCCCCTTTCCTATGAGTGCAGTAACTCCTATGGTTGGGAAACAACAAGAAATAAATAAAGCTCATCAAGTTATGCTTCATAATGCCAACCTTGCTTCTAATTTGAGGTGGCTATATGAAGAAGGAAGTGTCCCAGAAGAAGAGTGGGAACAATATTCGTCCGCTCCAGGTGCATTATTAAAGTACCGACCTGGATTTACACCTCCGACGCCAGTGCTTCCAGCCGCTATAAATAATGCTTTCTATACTGTTACGCAGGAAGGGAAGAATGATATGGAATATATTGCTGGTATTCCTAGTGCAATGATGGGGTTTGTACAAGAACAAGCTGAGACATATAGAGGACTTCTTGCGAATGATGAATTTGGAACAAGAAGAATTAAGGCTTGGATGAATAGTGTTTTAGAGCCTTCCCTTGAACATCTTGGGACTGTTTTTAAAGAGCATGCTCAAACTCATTATAAAATAGATAAAGTTTTTAGAATAGTTCAACCAAATACAGCTGGTGATGATTATGAGGAAAGACAAACACGAATTAATATTCCAGTATACAATGATTATGGTGATGAAATAAGTCTTTGGAATGATTATGCATCATCAAGATTCGATGTTAGAATTGTAGCTGGAGCAGTTATGCCTATTAATAGATGGGCTTTGGTTGAAGAATATTTCAAATGGTTCCAAGCTGGATTAATTGATGATATAGCAATGTTGGCAGAAACTGATGTAAGAGGTAAAGAAGCAATTATTGAAAGAAAGTCTCTCTATTCTCAGTTGCAACAACAAGTTGAAAATCTTGAAAAAGATGCCCAAGATAAAGAGGGAACAATTGAAACTCTTGAACGTCAATTAGTACAGGCAGGGATAAAACATAAGGTAGATGTTGGTTCCAAGCAAACAGAAAAAGACACGCTTGAAACTGAAGCTCAACAAAAATATTACAGAAAAATCCTAAAAGATGATTTCGATAAAAAGAACTTGCAGGAAAAGGATAATAAGAAATAAATTTCAACAATAAAACAAGGACAAAAAGATAATGGATACTGCTACAGGCAACGCTTCGCAAGAAGCCCCCAATAGTTCCAATCCAGAATCACATTCCGCTGATGATTTTTTCGCTGCTTTAGACAGTGAAGTGAATAGCGGGATTTTGGACGCAAATGATGACTCTTCACTCAATTTATCTTCTAACACTAACAAGGACGAGGGTGTTGTTCGTGAAGTTCAGCAAGAGGATGTCGAGACTCTTAAAAAGAGGTATGCGGATTCAAGTTCCGAAGGCAAACGACTTAATAACCGCCTAAAAGAAATTGAACCCTACTTACCCATTCTTGACGAAATGCGAAAAGACCCGAATTTAGTCTCTCATGTGAAAGGCTATTTTGAGGGTGGTGGTCAAACTCCACAGAGTGTCACTGAAAAGCTTGAGTTAGACGAAGATTTTATCTTCGACCCTGACGAAGCAGTAACTGACCCTAAAAGTGATTCAGCAAAGGTGTTGAATTCAACTATTGATGGTGTCGTACAGAAAAGGCTTAACGACCAAGTGCAACAACAGAGGGAAGACGCAAAAGTTCATTCCGAAATTGATGCATTTAGAGATAAGCATAATATGTCGATGGATGAATGGTTTGAATTCAAAGAGTATGCAGATTCTAAGCCTCTATCTCTTGATGATATTTTGTATCTAAGACAGAAAGAAGCTGGAGTCGCAAAAGCAGAACCAAGAAGTGCTTCTTCTTCAAGAAAAGCATCTCAACATACTCAAAGTGTGCAAGAAAGACCACGGTCTCTTGCATCAACTGGTTCAGCCGAGGTTGAAGTATCTGAAGAGGATGATGTTTTTGACGCTATTATGGGGCTTGACAAACAACTAGAAACCGCATTTGGTTAATAGCTGAACGCTCATTAGCCAGATGCTTTAACCCTAAGTAAATAAGGAGTAAAGTCTAATGGCTGATTTATTTAATCTAGGTCACCTCGGTGTGGCTGATGATAATAGTAGTCTATCGACTGGTGACCTTAGACGAAAGTATAACTTTGGGAATAGAGTGTCTGAGTTAGCAATAGCACAAGACCCTTTCTTCCGATTGGTATCAAAAATCGCTAAGAAACCAACGGATGACCCTCAGTTCAAATTTACAGAACGGAGACCATCCTTCCATAAAAGGTATGCATATACATGGGGAGCAGCCGATACTGGCGCACCCACTGTTGGCAGCCCTTTAACCGCTAACACTACAAAAATCGTTATGGCTGGCGATTACTATTCTGCTGGAAACAAAGGCAGCACATATGGTAACGCCTCCAATTTAATTACGATTGGTAGTGCTGGCACAGACCCTGAGTTTTTCATCCCAGGTCAACTTGTTAAAATACCCGCATCTGGTACTTTAGGCGCAGCCTATACTGGATATGCAGTATTTAAGGTGACTGGTGTTGAGGCTTCTGCTCAGGCTAACATGAAACTACTTACTGGATCAATGGTAAAAGTTCCGACTGATTTGGAACTTACCTTTTCCAATGCAGCTGACGCTGGTAAGGGAGGACAATCTCAAGAATCTCTTGCAGAAAAGCGTTCCTTCGTTATAGGCACTGCGTTTGCACAAGGTAGCGGATACCCCGAAACATGGAAAGACCAGCCTTTCTCAACTGGATATGGAAATACCCAGATTTGGAAGACCGCCATGGCAATGGATAACACATCCAGAGCAACTGTCTTAAAATACAATCCTAGCGAATGGGCTAGAGTTTGGAAAGAAAAACTGATTGAGCATAAGTATGATATTGAGCAATCACTTCTGTTTAATAGTACCGCTTCTACATCTAGCGATGCTTGGTCTACAGATGGTGTTGTCAATTATATTACTTCATTTGGCAATCAGTTTTCAATGGACCTCACAACTAAGTCTCAAGATTCATTTCTTGATGACCTAAGTGCGTTCCTTGACCCTCGATACAACAATGCAAATGCTACTATGTTTTTTGTCAACACAGCTGTTTACAACTGGTTACATAAACTAAGTGGATACTTTGCTAACAATGTTGGTATGGTAGTTCCTGCTTCAGGTAATACTACACCGACTCCGCAAGTTGGTATCGCTAACGGTTCTGGCATGGCTCATTTTGCTATGACGGGAAAAAAGAGAGTCTTTGGTGTTGACATTTCTGTAATTTCTACTCCTTACGGAGATATGCAAGTTGCTAGGAATATTCACCTTGATGGAACAGACATTAATATGTTAGGTGTTAATATGCGCCATGTAGCTTATCGTCCATTGGTCGGTAATGGCTTACAGCGTGACACTGCTATTTATGTTGGTGTTCAGACTCTAGAGAATAGTGGCGTTGACCGTCGGGTTGACTTAATTCAGACAGAAGCTGGCTTGGAAATTCATATGCCCGAAGCCCATGCTATCTGGACTGCATAGGAGGGAATGAATAATGGCTAATCCTCTATATGGACAAAACAAGGCTGACAACAGTATTGATAATATTTCCGCTCAATGGAAAGTTTTGAGATACATTGTAGCTGACGTTGATTCAACTGGCGTTGCTGATGGAAGTGCTGTAGTCGCAGAAGGTATTCCAGCTTATTTCCAACCCGTGCTTTGCTCGGTAAGGAATATGTCTGAAGTTGCTGCTGATGACTTTGGCGCAGTCGCTTGTATACTTGATGTTGAGACATCTGGTCAGAAACTCTGTACCACTTTAAGTGGTCTTGGTGATGGCGAGTCTATACATTCTGTGTGTGCTGGTGCCACATCAACTGCTGATACACCTGCTGCAGCTGCTAAAGATATTTTGGCAGAAGCAGCGGCTTTTAAATCGGCTGCTGGTAAAACTGTTTCTTATGAGATTACTGTTTCGGGATATGATCTATCCGCTTCAGTCTCAGGAGAATAACCGATAAAACAATAATTTGCCTCCGTGAATTTTTCGGGGGCAGATTATTTTTAAGGAGATAACATGGAAAAATTAATGCAAGTTTTTGGAAACCTTCTTCCAAAATTGGCTAAGAAACTTATTCTTAGTAAAAAAGACCAAATCATAGATGGTATGAATAAGAAGATGGATTTACCTCTTCTAGACGAACAGGATGAGCGTGAATTACTAGAAGGTATTTGGTCAGCGGTCGAAGATGCTTTAGACGAAGCAATTAATTAAGGAGGTGACTTTTGGCAACAACTGATATACAAGGCAGTATAGCAGCAATAACTGGTGCATCCTCTAATGCTGACATTTTAGTAGACGCACAGAAGGCGGTTGCAGCTAGTATACCAAAAAATTTATTAAAGTGGGCATCTACTTTTACATCCCTTACTGATGGTGGGAATACTTCAAATGGGGTTAATATAGTTATGCCACAGCAGACTGATAGTCTATTGAGTGTAACAAGAAATGGATTTAGTGCTGAAGAAGTAGGATATGAACTTCAAGGGTTTATTAATGCGGGGAGTACAAGTCTTTTTGCACCAACAAATAAATTCCCAATGTATTATCTTGATAATTCAGTCGTTGATAAAGGTGTAATTGTTATAGTCAAACCAGAGCCAACTGATGCTCAACCTGCGAAAGTTTTATATGTAGATTATGAGAAAATAGGTGATGAAAGTGATTTAAGGAGTGCGGTTGTCTTTCGTGCTATTTCAGGGGAATATTCTAAATTGGCAAGAACTGGGATTCCATCTTGGACATCTCCCATTTCTCCCACACCTCCAGCAGTGCCTAATTTTGGAGCAGATTCAAGTATAGATTCATCACCCCCTATTCCACCTTCTCTTACATTATCATCTGTAGATATATCGGGTTGGGTATCTCCTTCTTATACAAAACAGGTGCCATCATTAACTCCTAATCCGAGTATAGATAATTTAAGTATATCAACGATAATTCCTGTTACACCAAATGCTCCAAGTTTTACATATAGTGATGCAAGTGTTGATTCTATAGTAAAACCTTTAATTGGTGTATCCGATATGGCAAATGCTTCAAGTGTTCCAACCTATGAGTCTCAATCTGTGGTCTTGCCTAGTTTGGAAGTTGATTCTTTTCCATCTATGAGTTGGGGTTTTCCATCTCCACCAGTGTCACCTACATTAAGTTCAAATTCAATATCTTTTGGAGATTCTTTGGATGACTATATAATACCAATTTCTCCTATTTTTGATTTTTCAAGCGTAGTTCAAAGTTTATCTGCTATGGAAATGCCTAGCGGAGTCGTTTTGCCATCATTAGATTATGATGCTACTCCATCGGTTTCTTGGAATTTTCCAAATCCACCTGTGCCAGACCCAATTGCTGCCCAGACTCTTGCTGATGTTTCTTCTTATTATCCAATCTATAATATTCCTGTTTGCCCTTTATATGATTTTGCTAGTGTATCACAAGCTTTAGATGTTTTATCTTTACCTCCAGAAATTATTATTCCTCAATTAGATATTGAGACACCTCCTTCTATTACATGGAATATTCCATCTGCTCCTATACAACCAGTTTTAGATTGGGGTGGTATTACTCAAGTTGTTGATGATTTAGACCTTCCTCCAGATATTGTTGTTCCTTCGCTTGCTTTTGAACAAGCCCCTACAATAACATGGGATTTCCCATCAGCTCCAGTTTCACCATTTTATAATTATGCTGATCTCGATGATTGGATTAATGTTGAAGAAGATTCCGAAATGGCAGCATCAAGAATTCAAGGTATCCAGACACAAGTTTCTGGGTATGGTACAGATGTACAATCATTTCAAACTTTGGTGAATTCTGAAATAGCAGAAAATCAAGGAAAGATAAAGGCTTGGTCAGATGAATGGCAAACAAGGGTTTCAAAATACTCAACTGAGTTAAATGCTCTGGTAAATAAGTATCAAGGTGAGGCTACAGGCAAATCATCAATTATTCAATCCCAAGTTGCTGTTCTCAATGCTCAATTACAAGAGATTGTTCAAAAGAATACGGCTGAGGTCAATACTTATCAAGCAAATATTCAAGCATACCAAACTGAGGTAAATGCTGCGGTCACAGAGAACCAAGGAAGAATACAAGTTTGGGGAAGTGAATGGACTACTAAAGTTCAGGCATACTCAGCAGAGGTAGGGGCTATTGTAAGTACTTATTCATCTACTCAACAGGGTAAAGCTCAGGTATCAGACTCTCAAGTAAAAATATTTCAAGCACAATTGGGATTAGCTCAAGCTGATTATACTAATGGTCTTCAGAGACATCAAAATGAAATGGCTAATGCATCTAAGGAATTTGATAAAAATAATGCCATATTTAATATGGAAGCTCAAAAGATTTTAGAGCAAGGTAAATTAGATAATTCCCATCAAGACAGACTTATTCAAAAATATTTAGCAGATAATCAAAGTTATCAAGCTGAAGTAACCTCTATCATACAACAAAATACAGCAGAGATATCCTCTTGGCAAAATGAGTGGAGTACTAAGACTCAGAAATACTCTGCAGAGGTTTCTGCTATAATAAGTGCATATCAAGCAGAAATTGGTGGCGAGTCTCAAGTGTCTGAATCTCAAGTTTCAATTTTTACTGCCCAATTAAATAAGGTGGTATCAGAACATCAATTGGATATAAGTAAGTATCAGGCTGATATTAATAATAATTTGAATATCTTCAATAAGTCAAATATTGAATATCAAGCTTCTTTGCAAGTTGCAATCCAAGATGCTCAATTATCTTCTCAAGATGATGCACAAGCTATACAAAAATATAGTACAGAAGTCCAAGCTTATTCATCGGAAGTAAATAACATAATTCAACAAAATACTGCTGAAATATCTGCTTGGCAAAATGAATGGGGTTTGAAAACTCAAGTATATACAGCTGAAGTGGGAGCAGTTATTAATAAATATCAAGCTGAATTGCAAGACGCTTTAAATGTTTTTAATAAAGAAAATGTTATATACCAAGAGGATATTCAAAATAAAGTTCAAAACTTGCAAAAAGATTTGCAACTCGCTATCCAAGATACTCAAAGTGAATTACATATTAAAAAATCAAATCTTGATAATGCTGTCCAATTATCACTTCAAAATGCTATACAAGGATTCCAAAAGGATGTGCAAGAATATGCATCTTCTCTACAAAAATTTGGTGCAGATGTTGGATTATATCAGCAAACAGTTAATGCCGAGATTCAAGAATATACTATTAATGAAATACAAAAAGAATTATCTATATGGCAAACAAATATCCAAAGTGATATGCAAATATATTCTTCGGATATGCAAAATGAATTGAATAAATTTAATGAGTTGAATTCAGTATTTCAAGCTCAAGTACAGACTTCTGTACAAGATGCTCAATTAGAGTCAGCCCATGATGGACAACTTTTACAAAAATACTCAGCAGAAATGCAAGAATATCAACAAAATATTAATAAGGAAATAGCAGATTTCACAAATACTTTGAATAAAAATGTTCAGGAATACCAAAGTAAAGTAGCTTTGTTCTCTTCTGAGATTACTAACTTTCAAGCCTTGATAGCAGAGCAGTCTCAATCTGGTACATTAGACCAGCAAACAGTTGCTTTCTATGAGAAGGAATCGTCTAAGTATTATCAGTGGGCGCAGAATGAAATAAGCACTTATATCCAGAACAATTCAAAGATGATACAACAAACAATGGCAGCACAAGTCGCTGCACAACAACAAGGACAATAAAATGGCAGTAGCACAAACACATGAAATTCAGTTTGCGACATCCATGACTCCCGCTGTTGCACTTTCAGCAGATGAGGGAAATGCCACAAAGGTAATGGATTCTGAAGTAGCAAAGTCGCTAGGAGGTGGGGGAGTTGTAGGAAGTCCCACTGGTGATAATATTACACTAACAGCATCTGGTGACGATGTTACGGGATGGGCAACTGGCACTTGTACTCATTTAGATTCAAATGCAACCCCAACAATAACTGGAGCAACAAATAGTGTAGTTTTCATTAAGAATACTGGTTCTCTATATGATGCAGGAGCATTGGGTGAGGCATTAACAAAAACCGCTGGTGTCTGGACAACAGATGAAGCATTTTCAATCACCGTTGGTACAGAAATAATTGCAGTATTGTATCCTGGGGAAGCTATAACTTTTCCAAGAGCTGCTAACTCAACTGGGTTTGATATAGCAAATGCTGCTGGCACTGCTCAGATTGCTGTTGAATATGCTGTAATATCGTAAAATGACTGTCCAGGAGGTAATGGAAAGAACTGGTATTAAAAATACCAACTTAGCTATTGCATGGATAAGAGATGCCATACATTTGATTCAATCAAATAGTGATGACCAAGTTGCTACATGGAAAACGGATATAACTGATTTAACTAGAGAATATCCATTTCCATCTAATTTAATTAGGCTTCAATCTATATCTGTATTAGACACTACGGATAGTAAATATAAACGAATCAAAAGATTGGTACAAACTCCTACCATATCAGAGGATACTGACCCAGAATAATGAGTTATCGAACAAATGAAAATTGGTTCTATCGAGTTGTAGGTAGGAATATTAATTTATGGCAATCTGTAGATGTTGCTGGGGTAGACGAATTAGCTGGTCATAAAATAAGGTTGCCTGGGAGTTTCTATGGAGCGCAGTTAATATACCCGTCAGAGTCAATAGTTGAAGGGTTGATGTTTGAGGGGACTGCTTATATAGAACCTTTTGTAGATGTAGACCCTAGTGAATTAGATGGTGCTGCTAATCCCACATTAGTTGAAGAAACTGTTCTACTTGGGACTCTAGATGAAGATTCCCATGTTAATTTAAATAGATTTCTTAGTCTTGCTGTTTGTGACTATGTGAAAGCTATGTCGTCTGACTTGGGTAGTGATATACCTACAAAAGAATATTATATGAAAGAATTTTGGAAGAAGGTAGGAGATAATGCTAGTAATAAAAAAATGTTTAGTCTCGTTAGTACAACATCACCTCATTCTGTAAGATAAAATGGGGTGGACTCAATCATTAGGAAAGGCAACTGCCACTTGGGATTCATCTTCAGGAGAGATAATAGTAACTTGGGATTCAACAATCTTTGATTCTTGGGTAAAAATGGCTACTGTTCAATGGGAAAATTTAATACTTTACAATTGGAATAGTTGGGTGAATCAATAATGTCAAGTTTAACAGGAAAAACTCCATCAGCTACTTATAAAAGTCTATTAAAGATAGATGGTCTAAATCAAGAGATTGACGGAACTTTAAGAAGTATAACTGATGGCAGTGGTAATTCTACTGGTCTTACCATAGATAATGCTGGGAATTTCACAGCTAGTGGTACATTAACTTGGTCAGGTGGAAGTTCTGCTAATGCAAATACAGCGTTCGGTTGGGGCAATCACGCTGGTTTATACCCAGTTGTCGCAGGTTACAATAACGCTAATTGGGATACTGCATATGGTTGGGGAGATCATTCTGCCGAAATTGATGGTGATATAGCTACACACGCTGCTTTAGCATCGGCACATCATACTAAATATACTGATGGTGAAGTTGATGCTATTGTTGCAACTCATACTGCACTAGCAGGAGCACATCATACTAAATATGCATTAACGGAAGATTTAGCTTCAACTGAAATAACTGCTTTACAAAATATTAATACTGAAACAATAACTATTACTCAGTGGGGTTATCTTGGTGCTATGGGAGGTCAACCTCTTGAGACTTTCTCTGAATCTGACCCAATTTTTGTAGCACACGAAGCAAATAACATTACTGCACAGATGATTACTGATTTAGGTAATTTATCTAACATAAACTCTGGTGACCAAGTTATTCCAACTGATTTTGTTTCAGCGGCAAATGGTGGTACTTTTCTTGATGCGACAACTATAAAACACACTGCAACTGGAGGCTTGGTTGTTACTACTGATACTGCTGTGGCAGTACAGGATTATGCTCTTACTGGGCAGAGAGATGATTTTATAATATATAATAGTGGTGAAGGAGGGATGACTATAGCTGGTGAAGGTTCTCAGGGTATTATAGCATTTTCAGATGGTGTTACTGGAAGTGAAAGATATGCAGGAATAATTGGATACCAACATAGTTCAGACCAATTTGTATTTGGAACTAATGGTAATGTAGAAGCTTTGACTCTTCTTTCAACTCAAGGTGTTAAATTAAATAGTTATGGTATTGGTACTTTTACTGGAACTGCAGCAAAATACCTTGCTGTTGATTCTTCTGGAAATATAATTGAGGAGGCAAGTGGTGGAGGAGCAACTGAGATAGATGGCTTATCAGATGGTAAAACTGATGCTACGAATGTAAGTTTGGGTCTTGGAACTGGAGCTTTGGCTGGCGATATTGATAAGCCAACTCGTAATGTAGCGATAGGATATAATGCACTAAATGCATCTCCAGACGGGGAATATAATGTAGCAATTGGCTATACAGCCCTCCTTGTAAATGATGCAGATAGTAATACAGCAATTGGAGCCTTTGCTCTGTCTTCTAATTCTATCGGTGACAGCAATATGGCTATCGGAAGGCTTGCTCTTACTAATAATCTGGGTGGAAATAACAACATGGCAATCGGGAAAGCCTGTATGCATCGTAATACGAGTGGAACGGGCAACAGCACCATGGGTCACCAGGCTCTTTATTACAATATAGATGGAAGCAGCAATGTCGCTATCGGTCATCAAGCTGGAGAGCATACTGGTGCATCAGCACAGGTAGTCACAGCTACACAGTGTGTAATTGTTGGTTCTGATGCAGATTTTAATACTACTACTCCAACTAATGAAATGGTATTTGGATATGCTACAGATGGAATTGGTGATAATAATATTGCTATGGGAAATACATCTATAACAGATGCAAAAGCTCAAGTTTCATGGACAACATATTCAGATGAAAGAATTAAAAGAAATATAGAGGATGCTGATTTAGGTTTAGATTTTATTAGTGCATTAAGACCAGTAAGATTTCAAAAAGTAAATCCTGCTGATTATCCAGAAGCAATTCTCGAAAGACGATTTAAAAGAAGGGTTACTCAACATGATGATGAAGATGAAGTTGTTCGTGAACCTGATGAAAGACCAGCTGATAATGATAGTTGGAATCATGGTTTAGTAGCACAGGAAGTTAAAGCTGCTCTTGATAGTTTAGGAATTGAATCAGATATATGGAATCAAAATCCAAATGGAAAACAAGGGGTAAAATATGAAGCTTTAGTTGTACCTCTTATAAAAGCAGTACAAGAACTCTCTAGTAGGGTAATTGAGTTAGAAAAGTAAATAATTGCTATTAAGTTAGCGGTGGTGGCGGAAAAAAAGGAAAAGTAAAATGAGTGCATTACAAAAGTATCAATCAAAGGAAATATTAAATAAAGTGCTTAATGTAGGTGAAACTGCTCTAAAGGTAGAATCGGGTAGTGTTTCAATTACTGGAATAGCAAATGGACGAAAAGTTGTAGCGGCAGCAGCGACAGCAGAAGTTCTTGCTGGTGCGACTACTTGTCAACGAGTTGATATAACAGCTGAAACTGATAATACTGGAATTATAGTGGTAGGTGGCTCTACTTGTATAGCTCTGTTAGCAACAAGGCAAGGAACACCATTAAATGCTGGTGATAGTTATTCAATTGATATAGACGATCTAAATGATGTCTATATAGATGCAACTGTATCTGGTGAAGGTGTTACTTTCACTTATTACACATAGGAGGTGAATGATGCCTAATATAATAACTAGAGCAGCTGACTCTACAAAGTATCTAATATTTTGTCATAATTTTAATGACCAACCTGCTCCTGGTGATTCTATATTTTTACCGTGGTCAGATGCTGGGGAATCATCCTCTTCAGGTACAGATACATATCTCATTGCTCCTTTCGATATTACATTCCTAACGATGGATTACGCTACTGATGATATAGCAAATGGTTTTACTGGAACTTTAGTACTTGGTAGCAGAGATCAAGGCGCAGGTTCATCTACAACTCTTGGTAGTGAATCAATAGCCTACTCAAATGTAGAAGACCATAACACAAAGAGGTATGGGGATAGTTGGACAGGAACTAGAGTGGTAACTAAAGGAAATAAAGCATATTTCCACTATACATGGGATATTACACCTAAAGCGAGTGGAACAGACCATATGTTTACTTCTGTGTGGACAATGGACATAAATACTTAATAAATAAAGAGGATAGTAAAATGGAGAAGCAAGAGAGCAGGAAATTAAATTTATTTGGAAAAGAGTATGATGAAGATAAACTTTCAGATAAGCAAAAGGCTATTATAAATCACTTAGGTGATATAGATGGTAAATTAAGACAGGCTCAATTTGATGTTGACCAGTATAGTTTTTGCAAAATATCTTTTCTCAATGAATTGGAAAAGGAATTGAAAGATGATGGTAAAAAAGAGTAATATTTCAACATCATATGGAATCCCTGTAAAGTATGTTTATACGGGATTATAATCACCAAATAGTATGTTTAAATGGCTAAACTTGAGACTGCTCGAAGTTACAAGGGCACTGTCGTTGATGATAATGCTGTGGTTAGTATTAATCTCAAATGGTTGGGGCAATTACTTGTTTTGGTCGGGATGCTTGTTTACGGTTATTGGCGTATCGAGTCTCGACTGGGAAGCCTTGAAGAAGCGATGGTTGCGAATGACATTAAAATTGGGGGTCTACTTGACAAACACATCGTTGAAGAAACTATACAGCGAGAGCAGTTAGAAGAGAAAGTGAATTTCTATGAAAAAGAATTTAACATTAACCCACTTAGTTGGGGAAAGCGTAAAAAGAAGTGATTCTGTCTGCAATAAATAACATAAACTGCGAGTTTGGGTAGTGAGACTAACCACTTGAAGTAAAATGTGCGAATTATGCTACATTCTGCAATTACGCAATGTTGCGTTACGCAACGCTATGCTACATTGTGTTATACAACGCAAATAGTTAATACATTTTGCGTTTTGAAACGCAAATAGTTGAATTAATATGAAAAATAAGGATAAAGCATGAAAATTAGTAACAAATCATCAGGTTTCGTCCTTAATTACTCGGAACGAAGAATTTCGGAATGAGAAAGATGCTATCAATAATGTTCTATCACATAGGTCATACAGCAGACAGACTACTATGGTTTAATAGCCCGATGGATGTATGGTTAGGAGATTTTCTCGCAGACTTGTATCAATGGTCAATGTGGAAGTCGTATGAGTACGATGACTACTACGAAATCTGGTGGTAATACGCTGTATTACTGGTAATACGATAACAAAATTACAGGACAATATGAATAATGGATTTTATAGCGGTATATGGCGAAGCTGGAATGATAGGCGTTGTTGGAGCAATGTTTGTTTACTTGGTGGTACAGATGTCGAACAAAGCGTCTGCTCAGCAGGAAACATTAGAAGATTTAAAAGTAGAAAATAAAGGGCAATCTGAGACTTTGGAGAACATGGAAGGAATGATTATTAAATTGATTGGCAGATGGAATGCAAGTGATGATAAGTTAGATAGGAAGTTTGATGCTTTAAATAAAGAAATTAACGATTTAGATAACCAAGTATCTGAGATAAAAGGTAGTCTAAGCAGAATAAATGGAAAAAATCATGGATAGTTTAAAAGTAACAGGCATAAGTACAAGTTTAGGTTTAGTATACTGGACAGATGTTCTCTCGGGAGTCTTGATGTGTGTAATGTTTACAGCACAGATTTATTACCTATATTTAAAAACAAAAAAAATAAAGGAGTCATAAAATGCGACTCTGGATGTTTTCTCCTCCTCCCTTCCTGTTCGGCATCATCAGATATTATTTAATCCGATGTGTTCTTTAGTCTTCCTATCGCCTCTTACATCTCCTACGCTACTGGATGCATCGGATTATTTTAACATAAAAACAAAAGGAATAATAAAATGAGTATGCTTTCAAGTTATATTAAACGTAAAATAAAAAAACATGGTGTTAAGGGTTTTATTATTATGGTATTAGATATTGTAGTAAAAATGACACCTTCTAAGGAAGATGATAAATTGGTTGCTAAGATTAAAAAAGCTATGGACAGCTTTAAGTAATGGCGGCAGGCAAAGGAACATACGGAACAACTAGAGGGAGACCTCCAAAAAAGGGAAAGAAAAATGCCAAGATTCGGAAAACGAAGCAAGGAAAGACTAAAGGGCGTAAACGCTAAATTAGTAAATGTATTAAATGCATTAATTAAAATAATGGATGTGACTATCATTGAAGGTGTCCGTTCTAAAGAAAGACAGGCTGAACTCCTTGAAAAAGGGGCAACGAAGGTTAAATATTCAAAGCATATGGAAGGTAAGGCTGTTGATTTAGCCCCATATCCCATAGACTGGAATGACAGAGAAAGGTTTCATTATATGGGTGGTATGGTTCGTGGTATTGGACAACAGCTTGGAGTTACTATTCGTTGGGGTGGCGACTGGGATAGTGATGGAGAAATTAAAGATAATTCATTTGATGATTTAGTTCATGTGGAGATACTTGATTAGTGGCTAAAAGCACATTAGAATTAAAGCATTTTCATGGAGGGATAAATTCAAGTTCTGACCCAAGAGACATTGCTATAACAGAATCCCCTTTGTTAACAGATGCTGCTATCTCAGCAGTTGGTAAATTAACTTTAATTGGGGGTTCTAGTTCAGGAGTTAGCGGGAAATATATTGATACTTGTCAAAATAATCTTGCAGTGTCAGGAGGAACATGGGTAAGACTTGATGCAGGTAGCCACCTTAAACAAGATTACTATACTGGTTTATGGATAAGCATTACTGCTGGTACGAATTCGGGGAATGAAAGAGAAATAATGCAATACGACCCTTCTGGTACAGCCGATAATACAACTTATGGAGACAATATTGCTTTGGTTTCTGCTTTCCCTCTTGGTGCTGATACTGACAATACTTCAGAATATGAAATTTATTGCAAAACAGATTCTTTAGATACGACAAAGCATAAGGGGCTTTTTTCTATGAAGTCTGATAGGCAATTTGATGAGGGAGAGAATGCTGAAACATTATTATTTTTATATGATAATGACCAACATATACATGGTTATGATAGCGATGGGTGGCATGCAAATCGAATTGATATGGGAACGACTGGTATTGACCCATGTTTTTATTCAGCTGATGGTGTACTAAGAGTTTCTGATGCTAATTTCAATGGAGCAAGCAAATGGTTTGGCTATATAGAGGACCATAGATTTAATACATTAAGGACAAGTAGCAATGATGATACTTCACCAACCCCTTTATGGTTTTCTGGTAGTCAAGAAATAGTAGGCACAGACAATGGAGGGGCTTCTGACCCTGGTATCTGTCTTATATCAACGCCATTTGTTGGGGAGAATACTTGCGTGGCTTCACAGGGAGGGATTACCGATGCAGGACCAAATTCACCAGACTCGGAATATATTGGTAATTTACAAATTATAGCTTGTAGTATAAATAACGATCTTACTGCAAATAATGGGACTTGTAATTTACGAGTTGGAATACAGCATAAGAATCTTATTGGGACTGGTGAATCGGGTAATTGGAACCATCTTAATTATGCTGGTGGTGGAGGTACTGACTTTGGTAAGAGTCAAGAATATTCTATGCCTCAACCTATTTTTGGGAAAAGGACTGTTGCTTTATCAGGCTCAGCAGGTAAAACCCCTCCATCATATGATGTATTTTGGTGGACTGGAGATACTTTTAGGCAAGATGAATCACAAAGTATTATTGTCCCACTATTCATTTCATCTTCAAACCTTGCAAAGATTGATGAAACAATTGAATTTGAGGCTTATCAGTTAGATTCAGCAAGCTATGGTAGTATGACTTTAGAGGGTGAGAGAAAATGGGTATTTTCTTCATCAGATGTTACTCCAGATTGTTGGAATCTATTCATTTTAAGTTCTATTAACTATGATTATAATGGAGAAGGTGCCACTGCTTGGGACGCAGAAAGAGCTGCTGATAGCCTAGCTGTTAGATTAATGTGTTCAGGTACAACTTCTCCTTCGGTATTTCTTGGGGGTGTCGCTGAAATGTCTGCTGACGGAAATATTGATGGATGGCAAGAAGGAGTTTATACATTTCACAATACTCTTTTATACGACGGGAATCAAGAATCTTTACCAACTTTATTAGATGGTGACGGGACAAGCTCAACAAATGTGAATAAACTTGCAATCATTGGTGGACCTCTCCTTCTTGAATTTCAAGTATATATAGATTCTTTGGATATGGTAGGTCTTCCTACGGTTAGTACATATTGTTTTAATAAAAGAGTTACTGGTTGCAGATATTATTTTAAAGAGGAAAGTAATGATAATTATTTTCTTGTTGGTGAGGTTGATTTTATAGAAAAAGGATGGAGATGGACTCCCGATACAGATACAATATCATATGATTTGACCGATTGTGCTAGTTCCGCAACATTAGCAGCACCAAATGTCCCTACAAATATAACTAATTCAATAGTAAAGGGGATTACTCCTAGAGGGGCAAATTATATAGATACATATAGAAGTATAAATGGTTTTAAAACTACTACATCTTCATTAAGTGCCCAATATAAAACTGCCGTATTGCAAGGAAGAAGAATTTATATAGGCAATGTAAAGCAAGATGGAAAACATTATCCAGATAGAATATTAAAAAGTGAAGTAAGTAGATTTGATACATTTCCATCTGATTCTGGATTTATAGATGTAGCTGTAAGGGACGGTGAAAGTATTATTAAGCTTGAAGCTTACGCAGATAGAATATTGCAATTTAAACAAGAGAGTTTATATATAATAAATGTTGCTGAAAATATAGAATTTCTTGAAGACACTTTCCATAATAAAGGCGTTTTACAACCTCATCATGTGTGTAAAACCGATATTGGAATTGCTTGGTTTAATAAACATGGTGTTTATCTTTATGATGGGCAAAAAGTGAATGACCTTCTTACAAAAGAAGGATTGAAATTAATTAATGAAGTCACTTGGGAAGGATTTGTTACTCATAGCACGACTGACCCATCTGGCGGCAATGCAATGATTTCATATATTCCAAAATCTAGGGAATTAATTTTTAAGAATAATAATAATGATATTTATTTATTTGACTTAACATTTTTTGCATGGACGAGTGGGGCTGGTAAAATTTCGGTAACGACTGCTATGACCAATTTCTCTCTTAATGATGATGAAAAGATTACTTGGATAGACGATACTGATTGTACTATTAAGACTTGGGATTCATTGCCTACAGCAACATCAAATTTTGCTTATCAAACTATGGATATTGATTTTGGCAAACCAGCTGTAAGAAAAAAGATTTATAAGGTATATGTTACTTATAAGACTGATACCGTGGCTGCTAATGTACAGGTTAAGTATGATATAAATGGTGCAGGGACTTTTGGTTTAATATTTAAAGATGGCGATAATTTTGCATCTAATTTATTAGATACTACCGTTAGTGACTATTGGCATCAGGCAACCTTAACGCCAAATGCTTCATCAGAATCTAATAATATATATTCCTTTGCTTTGAAATTTTCAGCCAGTGGGTCTGTTCCAGCTTCATTTGAAATTAATGATATAACAATTATTTATAGAATGAAAGGTGCTAAATAATGGGACTAACTAGAGAAGAACGGAAACTATTACATCACAAAGCTAAACAGCCTACGTTTGGAGATGGTGAACCCCAACAAACTCAAGGATATGACGGTGATATAACATTTAGGAAGGTTGAAGGCTCTGGGACGGTAGAATATGTAAAAGAAAAAGGTCATTGGAAGGCAGTGGCTTCTTCTGGGGAAATGCCTACTGTTAAAATATATGGAGGAGGGGGAGGTTCGTCTAGTGGTAGTGGAGGGGGAGTAACAGACCATTATGATTTAAGCGGTCTTTCTGACGATGACCATCCTCAGTATCTATTAGTTGATGCTGGTACTAGAGAATTATTAGCTGATTGGGATGCTGGTTCTTTCGATATTACGGCAGAGCAATTTCATAGCGACATTTCTATTGGCACATCTCCATTTACTGTTGTATCCACCACAGAAGTTGCCCTTTTAAATGTAGCAGCTTTAAGTGGTGCAGATTGGGATGCCCCCTTAGATATAGGAGGAACAACTCCAGCAAATGCTTTTTTTACTGATTTAGATGTAGATGGTGTAACAACAACTGACGGTATTACTGATTCAGTAACAATCGCAGCTCAAGCTATCGAAGCAGCAACTACATTAGATGTAGATGGAGCAACGACTTTAGATCAAGTAACTATTGACACTTCTGATGGTGCATTCTCTGTGGATGGTACTAACGGAACTACTATTAATTCAACGGCAGGAACTTTAAATATAGGAAACGATGCAGATGCATTTGGTATTAATATTGGTACTGGTGCAGCACAACGAATTATTACACTGGGAAATGCGACAGGGACAACAGCCCTTTACCACTATGCTGGGACTGCAGGTATTGGAATGGGTTCTCAGGGTGAGATTCAGATGGATGCTCTTGGTGGTTTAAGTAAGATAAGATTAGATACTGACGGTGGTGTTATAGAGATTGGTGTAAATGATGCTGCTGGTAATATAAGCATAGGAACAGACGCTACTGCTAGAACAATTACTATTGGTAATGTAACAGGAGCAACTGCTGTAAATCTAAATGCGGGAACTGGTGGGATAGCCTTAGCGTCAACGGGAGCAGGAGATATAACAATTAATTCAGATGATACTTTACTCCTTGACGCTGATGGAGTATTGGAACTTAATACTTCAGGTGGTGCAATTAATATCGGGACTGATGCTGTTGCGGTTAACACGACACTTGGTAATGTTACTGGCGCAACTGCACTTGCATTAAATGCTGGAACTGGGGGTATATCTTTAACATCTACTGGAACTGGTGATGTAATTATTAATTCAGATGATACATTATTACTTGATTCTGATGGTACATTAGACCTTAACTCAAGTGCGGGTACTATTCGTATTGGTCATGATGCTGTAGCTGCTAAGATTACAATTGGTGGAGATGTTGCCACTAGAACTGAGGTTGAACTAAATGCTATACTTATAGATATAAACGCTGGAACGGGTGGTGCAAAAATTAATAGTACAGGTGTTATGCAATTGGATTCTGATGATACTTCAAATTTCAGAATGGATGTAAATGATGCTGGGAACAAAACGCTTTCAATTAGGGCTACTAATGCTGGTGCTGGAGTAGGTCACTTAGACATAGATGCAGATGGAGATATAGACATTACTGCCGTGGGTACTTTAGATTTAGATAGTGCAAATGGGACTTGGGATGCTACAACACTTTCCATAGATAGTACAGACACAACTAATATATCTATGAATGCTAATGACGCTGCTGACATAACATTTAGTATGGACGCTGCTAATGCAGGTGCTGGTTTCGGAAAATTTGATTTAGATGCAGATATAATAACATACAATACTCCTTATGTGACAACACATGACCATTTGCAATCTAATGAATATGGAAGTACTAATTTTGGAAGCGCAGGTGATCTATCAATATATTCAACTGCTACTCATACATGGCTTAATGCAATTGATAACCATTTATGGCTTTATAGTTCTGCTGATATACATATTGTTGCTGACGGAAATGAGATACAATTCTCGAATCTTTCAACAAAAATACCAATATTTTATAAATTCAATATGGATTCTTCTCCTACATTGACTATTACTGGTCCTGGTGCAAATGGTGCTAATTTTAGAATGACCACAGTAGGAACATCATCAGACATATTATTGCAACCAGGAGGAGGAAATGTATATCTTGAGGCTTCTGGTGGAGCAAATACTTTTAATTTCGATACAGACGATGCTAAACTTGTAATAACTAATGCAAATGACAATACTAAAGACCCTAAAATATCTTTCACAGACAGTGATTCTGCAACTGGGGATTTTGAATTAGATAAAAATGGAAATGGAAGATTTGAAGGTGATTTACATATTGAGGGTAATGATCTAGAATTTGGTAATGGTGCTACTATTGTAAATACTAGTGGTTCTCTTTTAGATGTTACTGAATCATCTACTCGTTTCTCTGGTGATGTAACAATAACTGGTAATGATTTACATTTTGGGCTAACACAACATTTAAATGCAAATTTAACTCAAAGGTTAGAAATTGAAAATACTAAATATGGTGTACATATAAATGAGCCTTGGGCTTATGCTGATGCACCAATTGGGGTACATTGGTATGATAGTTGGAATGTGAGAACTCAATTAGGTATTGAAGATGGAGACCCTCTTTCACAACATCTATCTGGTGGATATGCAGATTTTTATAATAATTATTTTATTGTAGGGTGTTTTTATGAACAAGCTGGTGCGTGTGTTGACGTTGGGAAGTTGTATACCTAATGGCTTTCAGTGGAATAACAAATAGAGGGGGGAGAAAAGCCGATTTTTGTAAATTTTATGGAAGAATTGGAAGTCCTCGAAGAGTTGTGAGTGGTCTCCTTACTGTTATAGTTAGAAATGCCGAAGGAACCGACACAGATGATTGGGAGACTGGATTAGATGATATGGTATCCATGACTGAAGATGGGAAGGGTACTTCCTCTGTTGACGCTTATATACTTCAACCTCCTTTTTGGAATCCAGATATAAATGCAGCAGCTGTAGATATTAATTATCCAGAATTAGCTATAGCAACTGAACAGAATGGTTACCCTGTGACAAGAGGGACTGTGCCATGGGATCATGGTTGGGATAGAATGTCTGGCATAGGAAGATCAAAAGCAGTTGGGGATTATGATTGTTTTCTATATCATTTAACTATGGCAGTTAATTTACAGGCACCAGTTCTTATGTATTCTACAGAAAACTATGGAATAAAGACTATGCCAGCAGGTCAACAAGTAGGATTTGATGTACTTGATCCTTCGTGGGCTGGAACCTATTCAAATGTTGAATTATATGCTACTAGTGCAGTTAGTGCCTATTGTACCATTAATTTAGTAGATGCTGGTGTGGCATTTGGAATACACTTCTATGATATAACTTTCGCATCTATTGAATATGGAGGACATTTTACTGGAACTACAGCTAAAATAGCATGGGATGATGTTCTTCCATTATCGACTCCAGCAGGTCAAGTTAACACTTTTAATATTTCAACTAAAGGTGATTGTACATATGAAGGTCCACATACGAATGCTTGGTTAGTTGCACAAGGTGCTGCTGGAGTTTTACCTTATGATGATTATGATGCTATCAC